CGGCAACGACATTAAACTCGCTTTTATATCACCACCTGGAGCATCTACATCTCTAAACTCTCCAGGCTGTAAGGGCTCGTCATCATCCCTGATCCGTAGGCCGCGGGCCTTAAATCCTGCTGGAAGATTAGATAATGTACCAGCATCAATCAACTGCCTCAACGCAGCAGTCGCGGTTCGCGATAAACCACCGATAGTATGTATCAACCCTAATCCATAGAAACCAAAGCCTGGAAGAAACTTATAATGTACAAAATATTGTATCTTTGCCTTCTTCTCATCACCTTCTCTATAATTCCTGCGAATCGCCAGTATCTGGCCATTATCCTGTGATATTGTCACAACATACGGTATCTTAATCCCTGTCGGCTCACCGTCCTCACCAGTCTCTTCATAACCCTCTAAATCCAAATCTACATGACATTCCAATAACGTACAGTCATAATCAATCTGTGATGGATACATACCATCAATTCTTTCAATCTCATCAGCCAAGGCCCCAGAATCAGATTGAGCTGGCATCACAGGTATGTCCCTGTAAAATCCCGCTACCTGTCTCTTTCTCAAATCATTCAGGCTTAACTTTAAAACCTGTGTGATATTAGGGCACGTCTCTAAATCTGTCGTGTTATACGGTACAATCAAATTCTCAGCTGGAACAAACTTACTTACAGCCCGATCCAAGTTCTCATCATAATATACCTTCTTGAACGTACTACCCGCCAGCGGCAAGAAAAATAACATCTGATCTAACTCAGGTGTATACTCTTCCATCTCACAGGTAATATAATAGTTCATAAACTCCTTTACACGTTGAGCTTGATCCTCTTTCTCAGGAGTACTAGATCCAAGCACTGTTGTTCGCACGGGTCCAGTCGGCGGCAACAATTCATTAAACGCTTGAGCTTGGAACTGCGTGGCTGATTCGGCAAGCAAGGGGTGCGTGACACCGCTTGCGCCCCTAAAGGGCTGTGATCGTTCTTCGTAACTAAATCCCAACAACTCCAAACCGTTAGCGAAAGCATCTTCCCACTCCTGTCTACCACTCTTGTTCTCATCAAACTCCCCCGTCAGCTCACTGGCTATCCTACCCAGTAAAGCATCAGGCATCTCTTCAGCTAGATTGGCAGAAAACTCTTCAGTCGTGCCTCGTTGATCCTGTGGCTCAAAATCAACGACAACACTTCCATCATCTTCTTCCATAATCTCTACATTCTCTGGCACAGGTCCCATGTCAAGACTGTCAGGCATCTCTATTTCTACTTCAGCCGCTAACTCATCCTCGTCTATCTGAGACGGGACATTCTCCATCATGCTGCCTATTGGTTCTCTTGCCATGTAATTCTCCTTTTGCCTATCGTACCATACGTCTGAACATTTTAACAGCCCCCTGCGTTAAGGCAGGAATGCCCATATCTCTAACAGGTGCATTATAGTTTATATTGTAATTTGTTTCTTTTGAATTTGGGCTGTAATTTGCGCTTGCTCTTACACTATCACCCTCGGTTAATGCATTCATCATGTTATAATAAGCATCTATTCCTCCAACATTAATTTTGTTGGATCCAAATTTTTGAGAAGAAGGTAAACCAAATTGTAACAATTCTTTTGGATTTTTAACTCGTCCTTTAGAACCATAGACCGAAACACCCGCTCCAAATTGATCCTTGCTAGGAGTATAAGCGTCAAAGCCTATTCTTCCTCCCGATTGGTTAACCCTTACATCTTTATACATAGGTTCTCCATCTAAGGTCCCCATAAAAGGTGTGCTTGTTTTCACAGATCCTTTACCTTTTACCGAAGGCATTAATTTAAATCCTGCGGAAGCCATGTCTTGTAAAAAATCAGGACTTTGAAATTGCATTAATATTTGTAAAACTTCCTCTTCAGTTCTTGTTCTTTGATTACCTGTTATAGGATCTATAATTACTTCATTTATTAATTGATCATATGCCGCCTCTAATCTTAACTTTTCTTCTTCTTCGGGAGAAAAAGCAGGTCCGCCTTCTTCCATCGGTCTATACATTTTAACAGCCCTGTCCTTTAGGCCTATAACACCGCCTTCGGCTTTTGCTTCTGGAGTTAAGTATTGATCAAGAAGCCTTATATCAAAACCACCCTGTTCCCTGTCACTTTTGTCAAACGCTCTTTTTAAATTTTTACCAAACCTACTAGCCGCAATATCCTTAGCCATAACTTCATTAGTTATAGAAAAAATTTCTTTTACGGTATCCATGTCATCCTGTAGATCTCCTACTTGTATTTTTCCAAACATATCATCTGTTATGTCTAATCGTTTTTTTAATTCATAGGCTAACCTGTTTTTATTTCTATCCGTATAATATAAATCAATTACCCTATTAACTTCCTTTAACAAGCTATCTTTGTTTTGTCTTATAACCGCTCCCTTAATGTTTTCTTTTTGTCGGTCTGAAAGATTTTTTTGTGAAAAAAGTTGGCTAAGATACGCAGACTCTTCGTTCATCATCCTCTTCATAAAAGCCATGTTTGTTATAGATTGAATATATCTGTGTTCAGCTTCACCACCAAATTGTCTTAATTTTTTAATAGCAGGAAAATTATCTGCTAAATATTGAGCCCCCTTATGCATAAGCTCATGCGCTAACGTATCTCCCGACAAAGAGTTGGGCATAACAATTATTTCATTACCACTAGGATTATATTGACCATATACACCAAAAGCACTATCAATAGGACGCCTTCGCTCTTCTTTAATAATTTGAGCATAGTCGGAAAGACTTCTTACATCTCTAAGTCCTGCCTGAAGCACAGGATTAAATTTAGTTTGATTTAACAAATCCATGCCTGTTTCTATGTCTCCAAACTCAACACCGCTTTTATATAGTTCTTGTTGGTTATAAAGCTCAGGGTTAACTTCTTTGTTAGCAATAAAATTTTCATCTTCCAAACTACTGTACTTAGAAAAAGGTGTAAAAGGTGAAAATCTTCCCGCTACTTCAAAAGCCTTGCTGTATTTGTCTACATCAGATGGAGCTATTTTTACAGAAGGTTGTGTAGTGGTTCCTCCCCCTTTTTCCATGTATTTTATAAAAGGCTCTATGCCCCGTGGGCCGCGGTTCATGTTGACCGCTTTGTCTTTCAAAGATATCACGCCGCCTTCCTTCATCATAAAATCTGCATCATCAAACTTGGCAGGATCTTTTTTAGCCGCAAAACCTTGTAAAACCTTAGTGCTGCCTTTAGGCCTGTCCACTAACATAACATACGAAAGATTACCTGTATCCTCAAATGCATTGACGTATGGCACATGCGTATAACCTTGTTTTGCTAAATTTTGTGATATTTCACCAATTAAAACCCTCACCTCATCATCGCTAAGACCTTTACCATCAGCACGCATAAATAATAAATCATTACTTGTAAAAGGAATATCAGATCCTCTTGATTTTAATATCTTATTTATTTCTGCTGCTTTAAAATCTCTTAACTGGCTTTCAGTAAAAGGTTTATTAGTTTTAGGGTTTAAAAAAGGTTTACTTAAATCAGCCTTCAAAGGTATAGATCCACCAAAAACTTTTTTATCTCCTTCTATAAAAGGAGAGTCCTTTAAAACTAGTTCACCATCTTGCGAGCGTACCCCACCTACTTGACTAAGAAATCTATCTTCAGATCCTCTGGGCGTAGAAGCAACATGAGGGCCAAGGTCATCATAAGCCATTTTTGATTTATCAAACTGGCTAAAACCAGGTTTAGTAGAATAATGGTACACAGGCGTGTCTATTTTACCAAATGCGATAGCCTGTTTCATGGCAGATCTTTGATCTCCTATACCTCTGCCACCAGCTATTTCTGTAATTTTAGTATCACCTGCCGCAGCTCGTATTACATCCTTGTAGTCCTTACCACCCTGAACAATAACATTATCATAACCATCTAGCGTGTTTTTGATCCTGCTCATCTGATCAGCATCTTGCTTGAACATCTCTGCCTTCTTAGGGTTCATTTTATCGTTATATTTTTGTATAGGAGTATCCGCCCTTATCAATCCATGCTTGGCAGACATTATCGCTACATCAACATCAATAGGTATGCCCATAGACTTCAAGCTTTGAAACACAGGCCCCAGATAACGATCAATAGCTTTCTTGTCCCCAACATCAGGACACTTAGTATCACTACATGACAAAACCAAAAGACGGCGGCCTTTTTTAGTTTCAGGACTAAATAAGCTTCCTGAACCTAAATTTAAGTCCTGCGTAATGTTAGACCCTCCACTAGAAGGAGGACTTTCCATTTTTGTAATCGAGGGTCCCATGTTAAGATCAGGACCGCCTGACACGGCAAGCATCGGATCATTCGTCCTAGTCATATAGGCACCAATACCATCCATTAAGTTAGATAGTTGCACTTTTGATAATTTACCACCAAGAGCTAACGCTTTTAACCCTGTGCCTGTAAGAGTCCCTATTGTAGGTATTGTATACGAAGCATCCCCCGCAGCTGCTAAGAACTGCATGGCCGCATTAAAATATTCACCTTTGTTCACATTTTCATCAAAAGAAGGAAGAAGCGTCCCTGCTTTTTCTGGATTGGGATATTGTCCAAAGTAGTCTGCGATACCCGCAGAAGGTAACATCATACCTGCATAGGCGCCTGTCTTGTATATGTCTCCCGCACTAACATTGGAAGCTCTGTCTCGTGCTTCTAGTCGTGATAAAGCGGTCTCGTCTTCAACGGTAAAGTCATCTTCATAATTTATAGGAGCTTTAGCCATCTCTTCCAAGAACCTGTGCTAACTGGGCCATGAGCCGTGGGTCGCGGGTTTGGGTCACACCACCCTGTTTCATAATGCGGTTCATTACCAACATACTTCTGTCAGCAGGTATCTCCTGCATCTCAATAGTGGTCTTCTTCATTATACTCTCTATACCTGGAGACCCACCATACTTTAATGGAATAAACTTCGGTTTAACATAGTTAGTGTCTAATAAATCAATGCCACCTAAAGGCGCATCCGCCAAGCCGCCTTCCATCTCGCTACCACCGAACTCCAACATCTCATCGCGCATGGCATCTCTGGGTTCTATATATTCTTCTGGAGGACCCGTCCTGTCTTTGTCTAAAGGATCCATGGCATACGGATCTTCTTCCAACATCCTTACAATTTCATCATACCCCATGTCATTAAGATCCTCGAAATTTTGATTTTCCATCAAATACTGATCGCCAAGATCAGTGCCAGAATCAAAAATGGGAATGTCTTCTTTGTTTGCGTTGCGTACTACACTGTCAGCCATGTTCACCTCAATAATAAGCTCTTACCTGAGCCGACCCATCGCCTTCTTCCCAATCGTCAGTCGGTAGCTGTACAAAATTACCCTGACGATAGCGCATTAAGGCCTGCGTCATGCTATCCACAAGGTCATCATACTCTCCATTTGGAAAAGCTGCAACCTCTTCTATCATCTCATCCGCGAAAGTCTCGTCAGGGACCCAAACCATCCCCGCTTCAAACAAAGGAGACACCGCATGTACTCTAGATACCTTATCATTACCTTTACTCGGTGTAAAGTTCACAACAGGTAT